CCGACCCACACAATGCGACCACGGCCCACCCGATGGGTGACTGCTGTTGCCTGAGTTGACCGGCCCCGGGATACTGTTGCTCGAGTTGTCTGCATCTTCTTAGGATGTCCCCTGGCTTGTGTTGGTCGTATCGGCTTGCGGCCACGCCGATGGTCATGGATTGGGTGATGATATTTTGGGAGTCGTTCTGAATGTCGCCGGCATTGAATGCGTATCTCATGGTTTTGGCGACGCTTTCCGCCGTCTCCTGGGCGTTCCTTCCCTCCTGCATTCCGAGCAAATCGAGACCGATGCTGGAAGGATCGGTGAGGTATATGACACGTGGATGGGAGTCAATCCCCTGCGTTTGCCGATACCGGTCCAGCACTTCCACTCCGGTGTCGTCCTTCATCCAGAAGTGGATGAGTCGTGAATCCGTTCCCCACACGTCACGGCTGGTATCATTGCGATGGCTGATGGCCCATTGGCTGATGCCGTGGGTCAGAACGGTTTTTCCTGATCCGGCTTCACCGCTGATTGCGATTCCGCCATAGAGCTGTGTCGGATCCAAGTATCCGGGACGTCCGGAATCGTCCAATCCGATCAGGACGCCTCCATGGGACAATGGTTCGGGCACCGGGTGAAGGTCCTGTTTTACCGCCGTGGATTTCTGCACCGGCATGAACAGTGTGGTCGTGGTCATTGGGCTGAAGATCAAAGTAGTGCGTTGCGGGCCATATCCCGTCGCATACACTCGTTTGTCTTTCATGCCGAGTTTTGTTTCGGCGTCACTGAGATTCGCCTTGCGTTTGCGGCGAAGCCACCAGTATCGGCGTGGGCGTTGGAGAATATCATCCCATAGAGTGTTCCTCCACCATCTGATTCCAGCTGCAACAGTGAAGGCAAGAGGAACGATCCACAACCATGACGGTATCGGCAACAGCATCAAAGAGTAGTACGCCAACAGTCCCAGACATGCGAATTTGTAGTGCGGCGGTACTCGGAAGTACATTCGAGTGCTGTTGTCGTCGTTCAGCATGGCTTTCGCGTTTGCGGAGAGTAGTCCACTCAAAACCCAAGGCACCAGCAGCATCGCCGCTACCGTTCCCGCCAGCCAGAAGAATGTGGCAAGACGAATCGGAGTGATGGCGGACAATACCATCGTCAACAGGGTGACAGCCAAGGTCACGATGAGTCCGCCCAACTTTGGGTAGCTGGGATGACTGCTCATGTTGGAGAGCAGCGGGAACATGGCCTGTCCAGCCCGTTGTGCGAGTTCTGCGTTCCGGCGGCTGTCGGCGCATGCTGCGGTGACTCGCGCGCAGAGAGTGTGAGCGGCGACAAATTCGTTGCCGTCCTCGACGGTGGAATGCTCGTCGGCAACCCAATCTCGAATTCGGGCCTGTTCGAAATATCCTTGCCTGCGGAGCGTTACGCTGACATAACTGTCTGCCGGCATCAATGCTTCGACGCTTTTCCGAATGCCGGCGGAATCGGTGCGCATCTTCTCCATCGTCGCCTTTGAATTCAGGCGGGCCCGCCATGGCACAAGAGAGTGAGCTGATCTGCTGATTCCTTCCGGCAGTTCGGGTTCGCCGTTCCCTGGCAGTGGGCTGATGGAAAAGCCGGCGAGATCACCCGCCTTGCGTATGCCTTCGCCATCGCCATGCACATATTCGCGGACCGGTTCGTTTCCCGCTCTGACGAGCAGCAGCGTGCAGTCCTCCAGATTTCCTGGGACATCATCCGCGATGGATCTCAACTGGTCGCCATCGAGTTGGCTAATGCTGCGAGTCACCTCGTACCATGCTTTTTCTTTTTCGTTCATCTTGTTTGGCTTGTGGGGACTCCGCCCTTCAGGGCGGGGAGGAAACAAGCCTCCCTCCTTTCAATTCGATTGTTCTGCAGTTGCCGGTTCGGCGGAGTAGAGCATGGCCAAGGGGAATCCCTCCGGCAAGTCGAACTTGGCCAGCTTCTCTCTTTCCAACAGTTGATATAGCCATGTGGTCATGCGGACCGTCGCATCCTTGTCCGCCAACGCCCATCCCAAATCCGCATACCCGTCCTTGACGGTGCTCTGGTCGCCGATGGTTTCCCTCATCCGTCGTATGGTCTTCACCGCAATGTATTTGGAAACGTCGAACATGATCGCATCCAATTGCCAGAGTCGTATTTTTTTCAAAGCCGGATTGCGTTGCAGGTTGACCATAAGGAACGGGACCACCAGCGAACGGCGCCCTGTTTCGCAAAGCGTCCGTATCTTCTGCAATGCACGGTAACGTTCGGTCTTGGCTTCCTCCAAACGCTGCTGGTTGGTTGTGAAATTTTCAGGAAGAGAGTTCAACGCTTTCACCTCCGATATACCCGTAGAATCCTCCCCGGTATGCTTCCGGCTTCCGCCATCCACTGACATCCCAGCCCCATTGGTGTCTGATTGTTTCATCCATGACCGTCCACCCCCAGTCACGGATCGTCGTCACAGGTTTTGTTGATGGGGTGCATCGGCCCCAGTCCGGTGAGAACATGCTGCGTTCGACGTTCAGCATGTCCCGGTATGTTCCGATCCCGCCGGTCGGGTTGCCTTGCTCGTCGAACCAGTCGTCCCATAACGCGAATCCCATACGCGACGCCACGGATGGGTCGCCGACCAACATCTCGTCGGCATGGCTTGCCGTTTCGATGATGCTGTCCAACGCCGGGTACTGCCATTGGCTGGTGTCGCGTATGAGCAGCCAGATACAGATGAGTCCACGTCGTTGCATCGGCGAGTAGGCGAGCAGCTTCGACCAATTGGAGATTTTCTGGCTCATGTTATTTGGGTGGACCTGCACTTCGATTCCCGCAAGCACGTTGTTCGATGCGAGTGAGGTGATGTCCGTCGAACAGCTGTGAGGCAGTCCGGCTTCGCTGACCGCCTGCGGGTCGATGAGCCGGAACGCTCCCCAACCGTCGCCGCCGACGAGTTTGATGTCCGGATTGACACCGAGATGCAGCCCGACGTGCGCCGCATACGTATTGTGGCGCACGTGGCGTCTCATTCCAATCAACTGCTTGTCTGAAAGCATTCGACGAAGCCAAGTTGCCGAATTAAACAGGCCGAGCGTGCTTCGGATGAGTTTCTTGTCAGAGCTCAACGACAACCAGGTTTGCGGGATTATCTGCCCGGAAAATCTTTCGTAAGGGCTGAAGCCTATGTCGATGACTCCCAGCCGACACAACGCGCCGTACAGGTTCGGTTCGTCGCGATGGAATTCGGGAGCTCCCTTCACGGAGAGTCCCGCCCGAAGCTGGTCGACGGTGCATGTCCTCCATGAAAGCAATGCGCCGATGATGCTCGTAACCAATTCACTGTTTGCCTTGACCATGCTTTCCGCGAACAATCGGTTCGGAACGATCCACTGATGACGTTGCGCCAACACTCCGGGGTGTTCGTTGTTCGCCACGTCGCTTCCGCGAATCCAATCGGCGTCGCTACCCATCGGCCATAAAGCACGGTCATCGGGATTCGGTGTGAGTGAGAGATCAACCACGATGGAACCATCCTTTTTTCTTTTTCACTTCGAACTTGGCCGGTTCGAATCCCTTATCGGGCAGAACCCATTCAAGGGTCTGCTCTCTCGCCAAGTCCAGATTCGAGTCAGCCCAATTTGATTTACCGGATGCGATCAGATTGCCGGCCTCAACCGTCTGGTACTCGACTCCGAGAAAAATCCCGTATCTTGAATAATCAAGTGGCCGGTAGTCTGTCATTCCGACCGGGACCGTGTCTTTTATTCCGATACATTCTCGGGGCAAACCGTAACGGGGAAACGCGCTGAGCAGATTCAACGCATCTCCTTGCGTTTGCACGCCGGCCTTGACGATGACCAAGCAAAGGTCGCCGGCAAGAACGTAGGGGACGACCATTCCTCCGGCGGCTGTGTTGCTGTCCTGCAGATCATCTGCGCTGATACGGTCGAGATCCAAGACGACGAAGTCCCAGAGCTTGCGTGCTTCCTCGATGTATGCGCGGTAGTGGTCCCACGACACCATCGCACCGGCCGGTGGAGCGAACGAAACATCGTAACCGATGTTGAACATTCGTCCCGAATTGGCGCCGTATTGTGCCGCCATGCCGGGACGCCAGTCGGCTATGGTGCGCGCCGGCATACGCTGCCCAGGGTCGAAGAAGGAACGTTGCGATGACTGTCTCATGTTGCCGTCGATAAGAAGGGGGCGTAGTCCTTTTTCTCTTGCCCGCTCGCATAATCTGCGTGAGGAAACCGTCTTTCCCACGCCTCCAGTGTTCGATGTGACAATGATCATGGGTGCCGTCTGGCGGGTCCTGTTCAGGATGATATCGCCTACCAGACGCTTGTCGATTGTCTGTATCCGCCAGAACTCGTGGACGAAATCCGTGATGCTTCGGTCCATGAAATATTCGGGGAGGGCCTGCGCTCCGATGGGTATCTGTCCGCGGTCGATCCAGTAGATTGTCCAGCCTGCATCGGCGACCGGCATCCAGTTTCCCGGGAGGTTCGTGAACACGATTCCCTGACGGCCTGGACGCACCGGGTGCCTTGTCAGGAAGTCTGCCTGGGCTGCGAAATCCTCTCCTGCGGGCACCCTCCAACGCTGTTCGGGGACCTTGGATCGCAGCACGTCGAGGATGCCTCCATGTCCGATTATCAGACTTGCCATCTTTTCTCCAAGTTCTTCTGCCCCGTTTTTGCTTGTTCCGGGGTTTTCTCCGGAAAGAGACCATTCTTGACGAAACAACACTGATTTAGTTTTATTGACTGTTTTTTGTTTTGTTGCTTGTTCGTCAATCGTCCTGTCTGTTCATTTCTTGATATTACGTCATATCTTGTTATATACCTAATATTTGTTGAAATTAACCATTCAGGATGATGACTTTGCTGATGTATGGGTCGTTGCGGTTCGTTGCTCTGTTGGTAATGTTGCGGTTCGTTGCTCTGGTTTTACCCTGCTGTGATGTGGTTGGTAATAGTGTCTTGGTGTTTGTGTGATGTGTTGCGGGTTGGCTTCTTTCTCTTGTTCTTGGATTGTCTTTTCTTATTTTTTCTCTTCTTTTTTTTCTGATTTTTTTGGTTGCCTGTCTGTTCTTTTGTTTTGTTCGTGATTTTTCTGGTCCGCCTAGTTTGCATGAGAAACGGCGGCCGCGCGACGCCGCGCCGAAGTCAAGACGGTTAATTTCAATATTTTTTCGGTTATTCGTTGTTTGCTCGGATACAGTCGTTGAAGACGGTTCACTCGAACGGTCCTGCCTTGACGAAGGGAGTTAACGATGGCAGATTTCCCATGGAACAACAATTTCGGCACCCCGACCCCAACCCCGGCGCCGGTCGACGATTCCGAGCCGGTGAACGAAGCCGGGCAAGTGGACGATTCTGAGAACTGGTCGGCATTGGACGAGAATTCTCAGCCTGCCGTCCAGCCGGAGGAGACGGATTCCGTCGATGAGACAACGCCCGACCGTGAGGAAGAAACCCCCGTCAAGGGCGCCAAGACCACGCGGCGCAAGACCGCGAAGAAAAACTCGTCCTTCCCTCATTTGGGAGCCGCCTCGTATGCGAAGATCAAGGAAATGCTCGACGTTCTTTCTGATGACCGTACCGCGAACATCGCCAAGATTCTGTGCGAGACCAGCAAGACCGACGCTCCGGTTCTGCTTGAGGTGTTGACGGAAACCAAGACGCGGAAGCGGGTCGCCGAATTCTCCAAGTTCGTCAAGGAACTGGCTGGCGCTCAGCCGTCCGACCTGAAGATGAGGCTTGCTTTCGCGTTCATGGAAGACAAGACCTTGTCCAAGACTCTGTTCGCTGTTTTGAATGCGGCCGAACCGGACCGTGGTTTCGGCCGCGCGTCCGGCGAGCCGATGAAGGATGTCAATGCGGTGGCTGAACACTGGGGTGACGGCGTCGATCTCAGTGTGGTTGAGAAGCTGAAAATCTGACGGCCGGCATCTCGGGATGCTTGAACGGTTGGATACGAACATGGATTCGTATCCAACCGTTTTTTTATTATTCCGCGATGAGCTGCACACGGTTCTCCGCCTTTGGCGGCATCCCGTATGGTCTGATTACGAGGCCTGCCCTCGTCAATGAGAATACCCAGATTTTCTGAATCTGGTTGAGCTTTTGGAGGGTGATGGTGAGGTGCTTGGTGGACACCGTCTCCGTGCTCGTACCGGGGACGATCTTGTATAGATTATTTCGACTGATATACAGTTCCTTCTGCTCCGGACAGTAGAGCGTCGCGAACACCAGCAGATCCAAGGACAGGCTTCCGCCACTGGTTCCGACGACGGCGGAAAGAGGAATCTCCTTCGGTTCGCGCGACATCAATCGGACGTATTCCCAAGTGAAGGTAATGGTTTTTTCGTTCCAGCTTTCGCCTTGGACGATGTTCGTCTTTTCGATCGGTTTTATTTCTTTGCCGTCCCTTGAAGTGAACGTGATGTCCTGATAGCCGATGATGCTGGTGACCGTATTCTGTCGGCCGCAGCCTCCCGTCAGCATGCCCATTCTGCGGGCCACTTGCCGTACGTCCTTGCCGATGGTCAGCGTCCTGGTCTTGCCGTTGTAATCCGCGTTTTGTGTGTTGATGAACGTCGTGAACAGGATGCTTAGGAGTCGAGGCGTCCTGCCGAATGCGAGCGGATGTTCGTTGCCGCGCACGTATGGGATGAGGGGATATGCCTCCTCCGCGACGTAAAGAATTCCGAATCCTGTGGCTATGCCGTTGTCCATCCCGACGCTTCTCAGCCTGTGTATTTTGTTGGGCATCCCGACTCTTCCCCTGTTTTTGCTTTTTCGGTTGATACCAACAATTTTACGGTTTTTCATACGCGACATGCCAACATACCCAGTAAGGCAGATGCCTGTTTTATACCGTCGAACCGAAGACCTACCGGCCTTCCTTCCTGGGACTGAGGTTCAGACACTGCAGCCGGTAATGAATTCTGCAGGACACCAGTTTCAGGTCGAGTTTCCCATACGCATTCCGGGCCATGTCGATATACAGTCGACACCCCGGATCCGACAAAGCGAAATCACCGACACTCCAACCCAATGGTTCCTCCTCGTGAGACTTATGCCTCGCCATCAGAAAAAAACAACCTCCGATTCACACCGATTCGCCTCCGGATTCGACGGCCGACGCGCCGTCCAAGTTGGTCAAAAAAGGCGGGCATGCTGGAGGCGTTGGGGTCGTCACCCGGCATGCCCGCCGGTCGTGGCCCTTATTTATTCCACTGCGGGTCGTTCGGGAATGAGATGGGCGAGCCGCCCCACATCTGCCTGTCTAAATTGATCATCGCTTCGGTGTATCCGTCGTCCATGAGACTCTGGGTCCTGAGGTCGAGGTCGGGCTTATAGCGCTTGGTGGCTGGCGGCATCATGCCCATCATGTCCCCGCTGTTGAATCGGAGGACTTCCTTGTCGGCCTCCTCGCCGGCGATCAGCACGTCGATGTTGTTGAGCAATGTCATCGCGCTTTTTGTATGCGGGATGTCCCCTCTTCCGATGCTGCCTGTGAAGGTGATTTTGCATTCCCGGAGAAATTTGATGTGTTCGTCGATGTGTTCCAAGAGGTTTGTGGGTGTCGCTTCGACGAGGTACGGTCCGATGTTCGGCTCTGCCGTGAAGGTCATGTTGGCTCCTGTTTTTTTGATATCAACCGATTACGTTTTGTCGTTTTGGGGGGAACCGCAATCGCCGTCTTCGGCATCGCTTGTGGTGGCCCTGAGGTAATTGCGTTGGGGTTCCGCTGTTTTCTCGGTGTGTATCTTTTGTTTTTTATGTGGACGCGTTCAGCATATCGCGACACTCCGAAGATTCGCCCCCTCCCCTTAATTCTGTTTTACTTGTTATACTGAATACGTCCACATAAATCGAAAGAAAACAACGACAACCAATGGAAGAACACGACAAACGCTTCTGGCGAAACATGACATTCGCCCAGCTCAGAAACCGACGTGTACGAGTCTCCGCATACGGCGGCGACATGATCCTCGAATTCCAACTCGCTCCCGGAGCCGGGCACACGCTCGGAGCCCGGCAACACACTGTCAACGGCTTCGACATCGGCGAACTGTTCCACGAAGGCCATGACGGATTCATGGAACTCACCCGACAGAAAGCACCCGTCAGCATCAAGCTGCTCCCCGACGAACCCGAATACAAGATCATCGAAGACATTACCGGCGTGCAACCCGGAGACGTCTTCGTGCAAACGAACGGGAACAAATATCCAGTACAGGAAATCACCGATGACGGCCATTGTCTAGTCCTGATTGACTCCAACACCTATCGGATTGATGACGCCGCATTCGACCATGCTTTGCGACCGGCACCCGCACGAATTCCGGATCGTCCCGGACTGTGGGAGGACAAGTCAGGCGGCCTGTACACCGTGTGGAAAAACGGTCAGGAGCTTTGGATCATTCAGATACGTGAGTCCGATGGGCGTTGGGTGAACGGCCCTGCGCTGCTAATCGGCAAGACGGGAGAAAACGTCAACGATTCAACGACGAAGGACCTGTCCTCGAAAGCTCCATTCCGATTCCACGATGGAGAACTGTGAGGGGAGAGAATGCAAGCCGTCACCAACATTTTCGACCAACTACGTCTCTCGCCGCCTATTCCTGGACCGCTGCACAAGAGAACGGCTGATGCTGCGGATCTTGGCACCACCGCCGAGGTTCTTGCCGCGGCGAAAGCCCTATATCGGCTCATCGAAGGTCGTCGCGGCCGTCAGATTCTCGACTTCGAACAGCTCCCGAAACGAGATCAGAACCGGTACATCAACGAAGTGTTCAAAGCCTTCAACGATGCGCGAAAGGAAATGAAGTGCGGTTCCGAACGAAAATCCTGAACCACTTCTGCCGAGGGTGCGGAACCCTCCTGTCGGCAGATGAGAGACAGACCGGACTCTGCTCTTCCTGCTGGTTCGAAAAGGAGAAGAAGCAGTCCCTTGACGACAAGGACTGGCGGGAGGAACTGCTTCGAGAACTCGACGGATATCAGCCGATGGGACGGCCCGGCAAGAGACCGTAATTCAGAACGACAAGGAAACCGATGAGTATTTTTTTCATACAAGAAAAATCAGTTGACGGTTGGAAGCCCGCCTGGCATCGGAGTCTCATGCCTTCTTTCAAGAGCAAAAGACAAGCCATGTGCACCGTCCGAAGATATGTCGCGCAACACGACCGAACGAGGCCAAGCATGTTCCGGATTCTCCAGATGAAGGTCTGATATGACGGTGCTACGCATCGACAATGACGACGGATCATGCCGGCTGGAGATACCCGGGGCCAATCGCCGCTGGTCCCTGATCCTGTTGAGGGTTCCCAGCTTTAACGGGTTCAGCGCATACGTGACACCACAGGACGGAAAGCTCGACGAGAACACTCCGAAAACATCCGTGTCAGACATCAGCGACCTGATTTCCGTACGCGACTTCATCGATGAAACCATCGCACAACACAATCAAGGACCAATCAATGGCAAAAGAACAAACCCACTTTGAAATCATCGAATGCGAGAACCACATGCCCGTGGCGATCCGTCAATTCGATTCAGAGGAAGAGACCATGGAATACCTGAACATGCGCCTCAAATCAGAACAGCCATCCCATCCATCCGAACGCCATGAGGCACAGGAATCCGAGGGGACGACGGCACAGGGGCTGCATGAATTCTCAGAACAGCTCCGCATCCAATCCGTTTTGCGCATGCTGGAAATGAACGCAAGAGGAGAATTCAACGCCTTCGAACGCATCGAACTGTATGCCGCGCTCAACAATCAAAGAACAAGAAAAGCTCTTGGAATCACCGTCGAATCCTCTCCTCGCAAACAGAACCGCCAAAGGATTAACACGCAATGACATCAGGGAAAAAGCTCGATCGGGAAACCGTCAATTACCTTCGTGCGCTACCTGAAATCGTGCGCAGAGTGCAAGGCGGACGAATCTACTACACGAACTCCTTCAGGGCGCAAGCGACGGCACGCTATGCCATGGGAGACCGGCCCGTCGACATCTTCCGCGACAACGGGATAGGGCCAGAAGTGATCGGGTACAAGCGCATCGAACGCTGTATCGCCCGGTGGAGAGAAAACCCGGACGAATTATCCGCAGTCGATAGTCGGACGGCACGTCTGGAGCGCATCGAGGAAGAAATCAAATACCTCGAGCAGCAGGCGAAGAAAATCCGACTGGCCGAGGACAAGGAGGCGAGCAAGCAATGAACGATCCGTTTAACCAGGAACTACCACACAAGGATGAAGCAGAACGCACCGTATTGGGTGCGATGCTCCAATCCCGTACCGCCATTGACGAGGCGCGTCAGAAAATCACGGAAAACGACTTCTACCAGCCGAACAACAAAACGATTTATCGTCTGATCTGCGACCTGTCCGATCAACATGGCGACGTTGACGCCACACTGCTTTGTACAACATTGACCGAGCGGAAAATGCTTGATCGTGTTGGCGGCCTGAACTACGTCGGCAAGCTCATCGATTATGCTCCAACCACGTCGAATGTCGGCATCTATGCCGACATGGTCAAAGACGCGGCGAAACGACGCGACATCATCGCCATCGGCACCCGCATAGCGCAAATGGGTCATGCGAACGACGCCGACACCGACAGTATCATCGGCAACGCCTTGGACGAGGCGTTCCATATCGGAGAAGACGATTCCAATACCGATTACAAGGACATCTATACGGTTTCCACCGACATGCTTGACCATCTCGACAAGATTCAGAAGGGGGAAATCACCGAAGGAGTCCACACCGGATTCAGGGACATCGATGACGTGACCCACGGTCTGCAACCAGGGCAGATGATCGTCGTCGCCGGACGCCCGGCCATGGGAAAGTCCACGTTGGGAATGGACTTCGCACGGAATGCGGCCATTCATGACGACCAATGCACAGTCGTCTTCAGCTTGGAAATGAGCCGTGAGGAAATCGCGCAACGCCTGTTCTCCGCCGAGACGAACATTCCGTTGAATGTTTTCCGCGACCCGTCTCAGATGACCGACGAACGATGGCGAACCGTAAACGGTTTTTGGCAGAAGCTCGAGGACAAGCCATTGTATATCGATGATTCCGCGAATCTTAAGGTCCCTGATATTCGAGCGAAATGCCGCAGGTTGAAGGAGACAAAAGACCTGAAACTCGTGGTCGTCGACTATCTGCAGCTCATGTCCAGCGGGCGCATGACCGAGAACCGTCAGCAGGAGGTAAGCGACTTCAGCCGCCAGTTCAAACTGTTGGCCAAAGAGCTGCAGGTGCCGGTCGTGATCCTCAGCCAGCTGAACCGCAACGTGGAAATGAGAGCCGACAAAGCGCCTCAGATGAGTGACCTACGCGAATCCGGCTCCATCGAACAGGATGCCGACGTGGTGTTCCTCGTACACCGTCCCGACGCCTATGACAAGGAAGACCGGCCCGGTGAGGCCGACATCATCATGGCCAAGCATCGCAACGGCCCGACCGAGACTTTCCACCTTGCTTTCCTTGGAAGCAACAGCAAGTTCAAGGACATGCCGCAGGGCTATACGACCGGAATCTGACCTACAGGAAAATAGAAGGAAACAGATCATGGGAGAGAAAATCACCGCCAAAGTGGAAACCATCACCCCGGAAATAGCGAAAACCATGCTCGGCGAAAACGTCAACAACCGGCGTATCAGCCGAGACAACGTCAACTTGTTCGCCCGTGAAATGCGCAACGGCGAATGGCGGTTCAACGGTGAGGCCATCAAATTCGGCAAAGACGGGCGACTGCTGGACGGCCAGCATCGTCTGCTCGCCGTCATCGCCGCCGACAAGCCGTTGACCACGCTCGTCATCCGAGGGTTGGAAGACGAAACCCAGCAGACCATGGACAGCGGAAAAACCCGCACCTTGGGCGACGTGCTCACCTTGCGCGGAGAAAAGAACTCCACGCAGCTCGCCTCACTGGCCCGCGCCGTGTATCTGGCCGACCAGCTGGGCATGGAGGCCGCCGCTCAGAACGATTTGAAACCCACGCGCGGTGAGATTATCTCGTTCATCGACCAGACCCCGCAACTGGCGGACGTGCTCGCCGCATCACGCGCGTTCCGCAGCCAATCCGGGGACATGCTGACCAGCAGCATGTTCGCCTCGCTCTGGTGGACGTTCGCGCACATCGACACGGATGCGGCCAACAGGTTCTTCATGAGCCTCGCCAGCGGCGCGAACCTGCAAGCCGACGATCCGATCCTCATACTGCGAAACACGTTGATGGCTCAGCCTCACAAGGCCGGCCGTTCCACCCGCGACAACCGTGTACGCATCGCCGCATTGACCATCAAGGCGTGGAACAAGTGACGTAAGGGCAAGCCTCTCCGCCAGTTGAAGTTCTCAGCCGGCGAATCGTTCCCTACGCCACGCTGACCGGTTATCCACAATCCACAACAACTGTCCACATAAAAAACAATCAAAAAAGGAACCATCATGGCATACAACAAACGCTACCGTGTCACCCACACGTTCGCAGACGGAAGCCGGTTCATCGGCACCATCGGGATAAGGAACGCAACCCCGGATTTCCCTGAAAACATCGAGGGCCGTATGATCGTGGAATCGGTTAACGGACGATTCCAAGGCGTCTTCAAACTTGTCAACGGGACTGTCGGCCGCGTTTCTGGCGTAGTACTTCCACCTCAGCCAAAAAATTGGATCTTCGAGCCACAAGGTGCAGACAAGTATCTGCAAAACGAGATCGGGCCGAATGTCGAGCTGCCTCGCACCGAACTCGACATCGCATCCAACCGGGAACCCCAGTATGACAGTGTCCTCAGCGACGGGACTCCCGACGATGCGGAATTGTTGAGTCTCATCGCCTGACCGGAGCGAGAAAAAAATGGCACAGATACCATCCGGATTCACGTTCAACGACGACATCACCGAAGACGCAAGCGAAAGATTCCCGCCGCCCGCATTGGGCTCCACCAGCATCAACTGGAATGATGCCAGCAGCGTATACGACGCGATACAAAAGGTCAGCGAACAGTTCAAACAAGCGTTCGCCGACCTCATCGACCAGTCCGCAAAAGGCACTGACAATAGCGTGGAATCACGCCTGTTCTTCACCATCGCCGCCTACAGCGCCATGAACGACCTGCACGACATGACCGTCCCCATCTTCTCCAGCACGCTGATGAACCAGCATCCCGACTGGGTGCCGGTCATCAACGGATGCGAAAGCAACAAGGAACTGATGGAAGCCTGGCCGGACGTGAAAACTGTGCATGACGCGCAGATCCAAGCGAACAAAACCGGACGACCGGTACGAGTCCATTTGAAGGACGCCGACGTGGACGCGATCATCTCAGTACAACCGATAAAAGAGGAGGACTTCCATGCTGAACGAGCGGCCTGAAGGCAAAGACAAATTCGGATATGTGCTTATCGGATTGCTTGTTGCCTTCGTTATAATCCTGGTAACTTCGGCTGTCATCTGGAATTCAAATCATCCTGAGAAAGTCCAAGAAAACTTTGAAAAAATCGACACCCAGCAAGCAGAAGAGAAGAAGGGCTCCAAGAGAGGCCCCTACACCATCCAGTTGAAGGACAAAAAAGTAGTGGACTGCGTAGGTGGAACCTTATATACCTATAGCGGGATATCTGTTATGCCAACCTGCGATTGGGATCACCCAAGACAGCTGGCCCCTGATGAGAAAGCCAACAGGCAAGCCACATACGTGACGCTGGGAGATGGTGAACAGGTTCCTTGCGAGGGCCGCAACAGTTACATCACGTGCGGTTGGAATCTGAAAGGCAAGCAATGAGTTTTGTTGCGCTTGCCGTGCATGTGCTGCTGTTGATGCTCGTCTGCTGGATGGGAGCCGAAACACTGGCATCCGATGACCGGCTGGCACGCCAAGTGTTCGGCAAGCTCAGCGTATTGTTCGGCATGTATGCGCTGATGTGTTCGATTATTGACGTATCCAATTTGGTTCGCGGGTATGCACCGTTGATCAGCCTGCCAGCCAGCGGCATCATGTCGTGTGGTGCGGTTTTGTACGCGATTCGATATATCGGCGGATACGGAAGGAACTAGCCAGATGTCAATGACCTACGAGGAGCTGGAGCTGAACGGCTGTTACGCGACGCTCTGCGAAGCATTGCGCGCCTGGTATCGAATCCAACATGACCATACGCGCGAGACTGCGGCGAAAACATTGAAAGACGTATACGGTTACGAATTCCATCTGAACGGCGGAGGCTGCTCATGGCGGCTCCCGGAAACAGATCACGAATGGGCCACCAACGGTATGCGCGCACTCGGCCTACCGGCAGACAAGTTTGAGGAGAATGCTCTGGTACTCGCCCGACTGCTCGACGGGCAAGCGAAGGACTATGAGATGGTGTCCGGTCTCACTGTGGACAATATGAACCCCGTATACGGTTCCGACATCGAACGATTCGGAGTAGTCGAACAATTCCACAACGCATTCCGACGCATCACCACAAACTGGGACAGTGTTCTGAACCGCAAAGTCATGGACTCGAATCTGGAACGGTTACTGCCATTGGCCGCGCATACGGTGCGGATCGAACGCGAGGGCGGGAAACCTGACTTGCAGCCCATGCTTGACCTGTGCAAGAAAAGAACGGCAAACAATGAGAGCTGACAGCAGTCTTCTGATCCAGGCCATGCGCGAAGGTGCCGACTGTGAGCACCTATTTCTGGCTGATGTCGGCGAACAAATCGGTTGGAGGGGGGACAAGACGAAGAATGTTTTCTCCGGTCGGACCAGACTATCCGGCGACGACGTGCTGAACATTCTCGGCAACCCGAACATACCAATCCCGGACTTCAGACGGTATCGCGTGTTCCTGCGGATTAGACAGGCATTGCTCGCTCCGGCGGAAGGCTACGAGTGATCGAAACCATCGAACAGCTTCGCGCGGCCGTCTACGGGCAGGCAGTCGGCGATGCATTGGGTGTGCCATACGAATTCCAAGACCGGGACTCTTTCGCCTGCGCAAACATGATCGGACACGGCACGCATAATCAGCCGGCCGGCACTTGGTCGGATGACACGAGCATGATGCTCGCCACCCTGGATTCGCTGATCGGCAACGACTGGCAAGTGGACATCGAGGACATGCAGCACCGGTTCAACGCTTGGCTATATGACGGCGAATATGCCATCGACGGAAACGTGTTCGACTGCGGAAACACCGTACGAGAAGCACTCCACCGAGGACATGGACTCCATGGCGAATGGGACAACGGCAACGGTTCGCTGATGCGTATCATGCCGCTCGCATTCACCGACGCCGGCCGGGAGACAGTCGGTGAGGTGAGCGCCATCACGCACGCCCACCGGTTGAGCCAAGAATGCTGTTGGGCTTGGGTGCAGCTGCTTCGGTCAGCGTTGCACGGCAACGGTTTAGGTCGTCTCGGTTCATATGCGAAAGGTTACGGGCGTGATTCCGTCAAATCAGGCGGCTACGTGAAAGACACGTTCAACGCCGCCATCTGGTGTGTGGCCAACACCAGCAACTATCGGGACTGCGTGCTCGCCGCCGTCAACCTCGGCGGCGACACCGACACCACAGCAGCAGTCGCAGGAAGCATGGCCGGAATCCTATACGGATACGAGGCCATACCCGAAGAATGGAGGGAACAATTACAGGGCAAGAACATCATCGAACGGGTATTGGATCGTCTTTTTCCTGGAAAAAACAATTCCCGAAAAAACGAGGATTCAGCTGAATTCTCACGAATACTCTGAAGCCAACAGCCCTGAAAGAAAGGCATTCAGATGGTTGATTCCAGGAAATCCATTCAAGCAAGACAACAACGTCGCCGAGCAAACGGTGAATTCGCGGAGGAACAGGATACCGGTCTGCCCTCCGATGATACGCTGACGGACTTCGAACGGAAACGGTTGAACAATGCGATGCTCGCCGCAGAAACGAACATCATCATGGATCCGGATGTCGCCGATTACTCGCAGTATGCGGCCAGCCGACTAGACGAGCTGGTCGCAAGACCGGCAAAGCCCGGCGAGACCGATGACATGCCCCTCATCGTCGCCAATCTCCGTTACGACCCTATGGGCGCCGACGGCTCACGCGCCGATTATCTGGCCGACCACGTGCAAGCCGCCTACGACGGGGTGCCGGTGAAAGCCCGTGATCGTATCCAACTGGCGGAGGAGACACGACAGCATATTCTCGACACCGCCGTTGACCCGGACAAGGCATTACGGGAACTCGGCTTGAGGCCAGTACAACCGGGAGAGCATGTCGGAGGCCCTGACACGCCACGCTCCCCCGGCGAACTGGCGGAGCTCCGCTACCAGGCCGCATTGAAGGGAGCCCAAACCAAACAGGCCAGATATGATGCGGCCTCGGAAAAACACCTCGCACCACTCAACGAGCAAATGCTCGGCCTATACAAGGCCAATGTGAATCGCGGGTTGATCAACGGCAGCGCGTTCGATGACAAGATGGCTTTCGCCGACGCATTGCATGAACTCCAAGAGGACGGCTGGAATCCGGAAAAAGGTAAGGAATACCGTCAGTCCAAGGACTTCAAGAAACTGGAAAAACAGTTGCTGAACGGGCGGAAACCGACCCACCGCTACCGTCAGCTGCGCGACGCATTGTGCGACAACGAACGTGAATACCGGTATTTCATGGAGTCGAAACCCGATGTGTTCGACCCGAATGAAAAAGTCGAGAAACCATTCGCCGGTTTGGGGCCCGATGTCGGTCAAGCGGCGATGCTCCGCCTGACTGCAAAACATCGCGGCATCGAGGATGCCGTACGGTTGGCCCGCCGTGACCAATCCATTGAATACACGGTGGCCGATGCGAAAACCCATACGTTCCGGTCGGATCACGATGAGTTGAGGATGACGTATCTAAGCGATGGCAGTCCTTATAAGCCGGAGCATACGATCATCACCGCGAACGGCATCAAACCGGCTTCGGTGATGAGCTGGATCCACCGTGAGAAGCCCGGTTCCCCCGCATGGGAGCAACGGGCACGGCGACGGTTCATGGAACAGAATGGTGGCGACTGGCGTTCTGCCGGCTGATCGTATTCTGCTTCGCTAAGCGCACTGGAGTTTTCGGTGCGCTTTTTTTGTTTTCATTATCCTATTTACGTGTTATACTGAATATGTCCACATAGAAATGAAAGAGGAAACCATGAAATCATACAAGACATACGCGGAAGAATACGGTCTGGATATCGAAGTCGTCCGATGGGTGTTCAACCACATTCGCGTCACCCGATACGTCATGTCGGAACCTATCGGATACAAGATCGCCTTCAAATATCTCGGCCAGCCGGTTCACCTTTCATCGAACTGGAAAACCGGAGTCGCCGAAAAATCGTTCCGGGAAATCGTCAATATACGAAGAAAAGCCATCACGACAGAAGCAAACCCGGAACTCGTTCCAGACAAGGATTAACATGCCGTTATTCACGCGCATAACTCTCAACCCAGTCAACCCGGACGTGCGCAAAGTGCTGCGCTCCCCCGAAGCGATTCACGCCGTGGTCAGCGCCGCCACCTCCGGCAGTAGCCGCCCGTTGTGGCGTTTGGACGGGGACAGGCTGTACATCGTCTCCGACCAGTTGGATACGGAC